GACATTAAATTTGTAGTTTTTATCTCTTTCGTACATCATTTCACTATCACTTCTCTTCGAAGGTAATATATATTGTAGATAAGAATGTTTATAAATCTAACTAGTGGTTTTTACAGTATTCTAAAACATGCAATACATCAGCATAATACATTAGTGTAATTGTACATTAGGCTGTACATCAGCAGGTGACAAAGGTGCAAAATTAATGCACTGGTGATCAGTAGACCGGAATGTACAATACATTAGTGTATACATTAGTTGTAAGCCGAATGTACAGTCCTATATATGTATACATATAGGAGTAATACATTACATCACTTGGATTTGAGTACATTTGATAATATTTTAATATTTTTAATAGATAGGTTTATATATAAGAATATATATTTAATATTATGGTAAAAGAAAGAGCCAAAAAGAATGAAGAGGATAAGTCTTCAATGAAACCGATTAGCATCTTTAAAGAAGATGTGGAAATCATTCAAAAAGAATTATCAAAGTATGGAGACTTCTCACAATATGTTAGATTCTGTTTAAGAGATTCAAAACAAATTGATAAGTTTAGAAAAGCTAAAACAGCTTATTAGGAGTTACAAATTATATAAACATGGCAAGACCTATAGAACCTGCACAAAGAGAAATCATAGTAGATGCTATCATGAATAGACTTATAGAAGGTGAGAGGCTGGGTACACATACAGAACTAGCACAAGAGTTTGAAGTATCTAATCCTACAGTAGGAACTTATATTAAATTAGCTTATGCTAAGATGCCTCGTATATCTATAGAAGAAAGAATACATGATAATCAAGAAGCATTCAACTTAATGAGACACAAAGCTAAAATGTTACTTAACGCTTCTAAAGATTCTGAAGATGCTAGACGTAATATTGATTGTTTATCTAAAGTGATTAAGGAAGAGACTGACTTCTTAGAGAAGTTTCATTTGAAATCCAAAGCACAAGAGAACATTAAGATTGAAGTAGAGAAACAGTTGGTGATTGATAGCTTTGAGAAAGGTGACGTAGTCGATGCTGAAGTATTGGAGATAGAACAAGAATGAAGTCATCTGGTAGGTTAATTAAACTATCAGACAGAAGAAGAGTATTTAATCGTATGAACATGAAACTAGAAGAAACAATAAAACAATTCGTTGAGGACGAGCATGATATATCATTAGCCATGAAAGGTAGTACACAAGGTTATTATAACCCTAAGAGTTGTCTTGTAAGAGAAGCAAGGAATGGACAATATGGAAATATATATGACTTTCAAGAGTCTAGATTCAAAATGATCTGTCAAGACTACAAGCTTTCATATACAGAGCTAAAGACTAAATTGATTGAGTACCAACTAAAATGAGAGTAGGTTGGTGTGATTGTTGTGGTGCTAACAGAGTAGCTACAAAGAAACGATGGTCATGGGGATTTGCATTATTAGGAGGTATTGGATTGTATGGCTTATATAGATGGATATTTGTAAGAAGAAACAAATGTGTAATGTGTTATACAATCTTAATAAAGAAATGATAGACCTTGAATTACTTAAACCTGCATTATTAACTGTAGTAGTAATATTAGTAGTCTTAGCAATATTTATAAAATGAAAAAACATGTAGTAAAACTAAGTGAGAAGCAACAAGAAGCTTGGAAGTTAATGAAAGATGTAGTGACTAACGAGATTATGTATGGTGGAGGTGCAGGTGGTGGTAAGTCATGGCTTGGATGCTTATGGTCTATTGATATGTGTATGAAATATCCAGGTTGTCGTGGTCTTATGGCACGTGCGCAACTTAAAGCACTTAAAGAATCTACACTAAAAACATTTGAAGGTCTTATAAGAGACTTACAATGGCAAGGTATAGTGAAAGTAAACATGATGGATGGTCATATTAGGTTTAATAACGGTAGTGAAATAATCATGAAAGATCTGTTTGCTTATCCATCTGATCCAAACTTTGATAGTTTAGGAAGTACAGAGTATACATTTGCTTTTATTGATGAAGCATCACAAGTAACAGAAAAGGCTAAGAACATTGTACTAAGTCGTATTCGTTATAAGTTAGAAGAGTTTGGAATAGTACCTAAATTACTTATTACTAGTAATCCTGCTAAGAATTGGATGTATGATCAGTTCTATAAACCTTTTAAGAATCATAAGTTAGGTGGTGATAGAGCCTTTGTACAATCATTAGTAACTGATAATCCTTTCATTAGTCCTCATTATATCAAATCACTTCACAAGCTTGATGAGTTATCTAAACAAAGACTACTATATGGTAATTGGGAATATGATGATACACTTGGTAAGTTATTCAAATATGATAACATTCTTAATATCTATACAAATACATTTGTACCACAAGGTGAGAAGTATTTAACATGTGATGTAGCTCGTAAAGGATCTGATAAAGCTGTTATAATGTTATGGAATGGTTTAAGAGTAGAGAAGATTATTACATATGATATCTCACTTACAAGACAAATCAAAGAAACAATATTAGAATTAAGTGAGAAACATTCAGTACCTCGTAATCATATTGTAGTAGATGAAGATGGAGTAGGTGGTGGAGTAGTAGATGAATTACCAGGTTGTGTAGGATTTGTAAATGGTAGTAGAGCTAAAGGTGGTGAGAACTATAGAAATCTAAAGAGTCAATGTTATTTCAAGTTAGCTGAGTTTGTAGGAAGAGATGAAGTATATGTAGATTGCCCAGATGTAGACATGAAAGCATCATTGATTCAAGACTTAGAACAACAAAGTATGAAAGACCCTGATAAGGATGGTAAGTTAGGAATAGTAGGTAAAGATATAATCAAAATGAATATTGGTAGAAGTCCTGACTTCTCTGATGCTTTGATGATGCGTATGTATTTTGAAGTAGGAGTACAAGAGTTATATGAAGTTGCAGAAGGTATTGACTTTGATTTTTAATACTACCTTAGTTACAAGTAAGGTTTATAAATATATAAAACCTTATATATACTTATTAAGGTAACAAAATCGTAAGAGGCATTAAACTAAAACAAAATGGAATAGTTGAAATACAATCTAGACGATCTGCTATCATAATCTATAGTAAGTCTGGAAAGTCAAGAACCTTTAATGTGAAGTATCATGTTAATAAGGTAGGGTTACGTTATTGTAATCCAAAAGAACTTAATGAAGTTACATATAACTTCTATTTGAAAGTTATAACACAGGAAAAATATCAAGATGACAAAGAAAGAAATAATTGAAAGAGCACACAGATTTGAGGATAATCAATTAGTACTGATTAGAAAACAAACAGGAGAGAATGGTACTGGTAAAAAAGTTACTGTAACATCTGAAGAGTTTGGAATAGATGCTAAAGAAGTTCAAGAAGTTTTAGATAAACATGTACCTGAAAGGATGGATGCTACTATGACTAAACTTGAAACAGCTGAGAAACAATTAGAATCTATTGAATTGCAAACGTCTAAGTTTGAGAATACTAAAGAGTTCAAAGCATTCAAGACGTTCTTAGAAGATAACGCTAATAGATTTGATGAAGTTAAATTAATCTCTGATAGAGATAGAGTAATTAAAGAGATTGCACACTTAAAAGAACAAGTAGCAGATATTGAAGACTGGCGACAACAAATGTCAGCAATTGAATTTTAACTAATTCTTTTTTATTTTTAAATATATTTATAAATTCTTATAACGACTAATTTATTTATAAGAATGGCATTATTTGATTTTTTAACTAAAAAGACTCCAGAACAAGAGTTGACAAAAGCACAAAAGGGCTTAAAACAACTCGGACTAGATAATAATTATCTACCAGACGAACCGTTTGATCCGAGCAATCATGAAGCTAATTTTGGATATTTAAACTCTGCAATTACTTCTGTAGATTTATATGAGATTGCATTATATTCTGACGTTTTAAGAAACGTTATACCTACTATTAGATTTGAAATATTTAGAAATGGTTTTGATATTGTTGGTGAAGAAATTGACGCATCATTAGACCAAAAGAAATTAATTGAATCTGTATTAGATAACGCAAACGAGTTTGGACAATCTTTAGGTGACGTGCTTGAAGAGTTTGAAGATGACTTACAAATTATTGATAATGGTTATTTGTTAGCTGTTAAAGATTATTACTACAACGAAGACAAGCAGGTTGTTGGAGCTGAATTAAAACAAATCATCAGAATTAATCCTTTACAGGTTGTTAAGATGATGGACTTGAAATCTAGACTTGGTTACAACCAAGAAGGTGATAAGATTTATTTTAATATTAGAGACAGAACAGCTCTTGTTAAAGATGAATACAACGAACAAGGTGAAAAGAATATGATTGCTGCATATAGAATCACAAACCAATCATCATCTTCATATACTTACTACGATCCAAACGAAATTCTACATGTTATGAAATATAGAAAGTCTAAAAAGTACGGATTCTCTAATATCTACTCACTCTATAATAAGACAATGACACTGATCAATCAAGATTATTACATGAAACAATATTATAGTGGTTCTAAAGTACCTAAAGGTATCTTAACAGTTAATACTTCTAATACAGCTGGTTTCAAATCAATGTGGGATGAGTTCTTATCTAAAACTAGAAAAGACCCTA